TCAACGCCGAATGTAAAATTAACGATATTGCTGTAGAACTTTACAATAAAGCAATTAGCGATCCAATAGAGATGAATAAATGAAAAAATTACTTTTGATTATTTTCATTTCTGCTCTAACGGCATGTAGTACAACTGCTCCAGTAGTAATGAAATTCCCAGATATACCGCAGGCACTTAAAGAACCTGCTGGAAAATTATCACCGTTAGATACTAGTAAAAAAATAGAATTAAGCGACATCATAGAAAATGCCAACGAAAATGCTGGTAAATACTATGAGTTGCGTGAGCGATATAACGCATGGATAGAATGGTATACTGAACAGAAGAAAATATTCGAATCAGTTAAATAATACAGCAGACAAATAGGAGCGAAAACTATGTCAGAAGAAGTAAAAAGCGAGAGCGAAAAGAAAAAAGAAGATTGGATGAACTCAAAATGGCGTCCAATGATGGGCTGGATGTACATGTTGGTCTGTATGTTCGACATGATCGTATTCCCGATACTGTGGAGTTTGTTACAGTCGTTAAATCACGGATCAGTTACAAGCCAATGGAATCCACTAACACTACAAGGTGCTGGACTATTCCACATCGCAATGGGTGCAGTGTTAGGTATTGCGGCATTTGGTCGTACACAGGAAAAGATGGCAGGGGCAAATAACGGCGGAATGCAACCGGTGGCGCAGAGCGTCACAACAACATTTAGTTCACCGGCAGCACCAGCTCCTAGCTTCAGTAGCGCACCTCCAATACCAGCAAGCACAAGTTTTACACCTCCAGCAAGCTGGGGAACAACACCGGTAGCAACAACGGCATCTGGCAAAAAGATTGTTCCGCAAGACGATCAGCCAATAATATAAAAGGAGCGGGACATGTTAGATACATTATTTTGGGTAGCACTAGGCGCATGTGTAGGTTGGAATTTTCCACAGCCATTTTGGGCAAAGATTATTCAAGAAAAAATTCAATCAATGATTAGTAAAAAAGGAGCATAATATGAAATTAATTTTAGCATTAGTAGCAAGTTTAGCATTAGTTGGTACAGCATATGCTGGTGGCGAAATGAAAGAAGTTTGCAAACCAAAAGTAGACAAAGCAGGTAAAGCTGTTATGGATAAGAAAACTGGTAAGCAAGCAGAAGAGTGTAAAAAAATCAAAGTACACAAGAAAGTAGAAGGCGAGAAAGTTCCGGAACCTGCTAAGAAAAAGTAATCAAAAACTTGACAGGCTCCATTTAAAATAGTATAATTAATACTATTAATGGAGCCTTTTTTACGACTATGACTGATTATTACCAAACACTAGGTGTTAGCGAAAACGCTAGCCCAGAAGAAATAAAGAAAGCATATCGAAGCTTGGCTAATAAACATCATCCGGACAAGGGTGGAGATCAAGCCAAATTCAAAGATATTAGTGTTGCCAACGATATATTAGGCGATCCTCAAAAACGTGCCGAATACGATCAACAACGACAATTCGGCGGTGGACCGCAAGTACGATTTACTACTGGTGGATTTGACTTCGGTGACGTGTTTTCCCAACACTTTCAAAACACAGGCCATCCATTTAGTGGACCGTTCGGCCACATGTTTGGCGACATGGGACGCGGTATGCGTAAGAATCGAGATCTAAATATACAATGCCATGTGTCATTCATTGATAGTTTCCACGGAAAACAACTAGAAGCAAATTATCAACTGCCTAGTGGAAGAAATCAAAATGTTGTTATTAACGTACCTGCAGGTATACGACACGGCGACACTATTCGATATGGCGGACTTGGGGACGATTCTTTCCAAGGAGTTCCAAGAGGAAATTTAAATGTCACTGTATTAGTTCAACCTGATCCAGTGTACAGACGACAAGATGATGATGTGTATATGAATATATACATTTCCCCGATTGAAGCTATGATCGGAACACGCAAGACTATAAAGACACTAACAGGACAAGCTATGGATTTAGATATACGTCCTGGTGTCGAGTCCGGTGTTGAATATGCTAGTAATGGACACGGATTTGTAAATCCGAATATAGGTAACAGAGGAAGATTCGTATCTGTTATTAACATTAAAGCTACCGCAGTTACTGATCCAGTAATAGTAGAACGATTAAAACGACTCAATGATGAAATTGCTCAAAGAGGATGATCCAATTCTTAAGCAAGAAGCAGAACCGTGGGACTTTGACAACCATGTTAATGCCGCTGTTATAGAACGTGAGATGTTGGATCTGATGCGAGCGAGCAATGGCATCGGCCTTGCTGGAAATCAAGTCGGCTTGTTACGCAGAGTATTTGTCATGCGTACAACTGACGGACGTGAATTTGGATGTTTTAATCCATGGATCATGTTCGGCGATAACGATAAGATAGAAGGCAACGAAGGTTGCTTGAGCTTTCCAAATCTCTGGCTTAAGGTTGCGCGACATAATAAAATTACTGCCAGTTACCTTGACAATACAGGAAAACCATGTATAATAGAACTTGAAGGCCTAGATGCTAGATGCTTCCAACACGAACTGGATCATTTAGACGGCGTAACATTTACAGAATATGTAAGTGATTTAAAATTACAAATGGCACGGAAAAAACAAAGGAAACTAAATGGTTGAACCAAGCGACAATTTACAAGCAGTATTTGAAAAAGCTATCGATACTGCTAAAAAACTACATCACGAATATCTTACTATCGAGCACTTACTATGCGCCATGCTCATGGAAGAATCATTTGTCGCATGCCTTGAAGAGTTTGGTACGAAGCCAGAGAATTTAAAAAATCAACTTCTAGACTATCTACAAAATAGATGCGGTGAAATTACAGTTTCGGACGTTGTAGTTAAACCTAAAAAAACACAATCAGTGGAACGTGTACTCAATCGTGCGTTTACACAAGTATTATTTAACGGCCGTCAAAAAATTGAACCGACTGATGTATTCTTAGCAATGCTAGGAGAAAAACGCAGTTGGGTGTATTATTATGTTGCTCTTGCAGAAATAGACAAAGACAAATTTGCTAGCTTTATTAATTCAGCTGGCGAAGAAATTGAAGAAGAACAAGACCAAAGTACTCAAAGTAGTAAAGTTTTACAAGCATATACTACTAACTTGAACGAGCAAGTTAAAAAAGGCAAGGTAGATCCGGTCATTGGACGTATAGACGAACTTGAAAATATTGCCCTAGCACTGGGTCGTCGTAGTAAGAATAACGTTATCTTAGTAGGCGATCCGGGTGTAGGTAAAACTGCCATTGCAGAAGGTCTTGCATTTAATATTGTTAAGGGTGCTGTTCCAGACTTCTTAAAAGACTATACTGTTTATAATTTAGATATTAGTGCCATGCTTGCTGGCAGTAAGTATCGTGGGGATTTCGAAGAACGTTTTAAAATGATTCTTAAAATCTTAACTAAAAAAGGCAAGACTGTCTTATTCATCGATGAAGCACATATGATTAGCGGTGCAGGTAGTGCTGGTAACTCAGCTAACGATCTTGCTAACATGATGAAGCCTGCACTGAGCAAAGGTAACATTAAAGTTATTGCCAGTACTACATGGGAAGAATATCGCAAGCATTTTGAAAAGGATCGTGCGCTCATGCGTCGATTCCAACGCATCACTGTTGACGAACCTACTCAAGAAGTTACTATGCAGATTCTTAAAGGTATTAAAAAATACTACGAAGGATTCCATAATGTTAAGATTCGCACTGATGCATTACAAACAGCTATTAAATTAAGTGTGAAATATCAAACGGATAAGAAACTTCCAGACAAGGCAATTGATTTGATCGACTTGGCTTGTTCGCGTTTTAATTTAAAACTGTCAGATGAACGAATTATCGGTGAGCGTGAGATCCAATTTGAACTGGCTAAAATGGTTCAAATGCCCGAAGAGAAGATCATGGAAACTGAAAGTTTTACTATGTCTGCATTGCAAGATAATGTACAAGCAGATGTATTCGGACAAGATCAAGCAGTAATCGAAATCGTAGATAAAATTATTGTTGCCCAAGCTGGACTAAAAAGTGAAAACAAACCTATTGGTAGTTTTGTATTCATGGGTCCAACAGGTACTGGCAAAACAGAAACTGCCAAGTCACTTGCTAAACACTTGGGCGTTAAGTTGCTACGCTTTGACATGTCAGAGTATCAAGAAAAACACAGTATCAGTAAGTTGATCGGTAGCCCTCCGGGTTATGTTGGCTTTGAAGAAAATGCTGGCTTGTTGATTACGCAAGTTCAAGAGAATCCAAATGCCGTACTGTTGTTTGACGAAGTTGAAAAGTCACATCCTGATGTTTCAACTATATTGTTACAAATGATGGATAATGGTTTTATTACAGGTTCAAATGGAAAGCAAGCCGATTGCCGTAATTTAATTCTTATTCTTACTACTAATGCTGGTGCTAACGAAGCAGAAAAGAATGCCATTGGCTTTGGTGCACAAGAAAAGGATTACAGCGATAAAGATCTTAAAAAGTTCTTCACACCTGAATTCCGTAATCGTTTAGATGCTGTTATTACATTTAACAAATTACATCGAGAAACGATTGTTAAGGTTGTTGAGAAATTCCTAGACGAATTGCGTACACAAGTTAAAGATAAGAGTATTAAGATCAAAGTTGATAAAGAAGCAATCAATTGGCTAGTTGACAATGGGTATGATAGTAAAATGGGTGCTCGTCCACTGCAACGTGTAATTGATAAGGAAATCAAGAAAGATCTTGCTAAGATGATGTTGTTCGGAGAACTTCGAGGTGGCGGATGGTTAATTGTTAATGTAGTTGATAACAAGATTGCATTGTCAGCAAAAGGAAAACCTGCAATTGAGGTTCCTTTGCTAACCGTCGAAGAAAACAAAGAAAATGTTAACCAAGATAACTAATCGACTGTTTAACAACAAGTACCAATACAAATTAGTATTGATATGCGGTGGCGCCTCTTGTTTTAGAGATAAAGACTTTAATCATATAAGAGAGCGCCTCGCTAAAATTAACTTTCAAGATCTATCTCCTCGGACTTATTATAATTCGGGAATTAAAAATAAAGAAGAACTAGATTGGACTTTACGATTACTAGTAGCTTTCCAAAGCATGGATGACTATACATTAAGAGTAGAGCAACCGTTCTTATCAATTTACACAAACACAAAAAAACATGTTGACCAGCTAATTAAACTTGCTCCGGCAGACAAAGTCAAATACGTAAGTGTTCCGCCTACAAATAATCCCTTAACTGAAAATACAATAATTACAACTAAACTTGACTTTGATTATCGTATTACGCTAGGCAAAACTACCCGAGAACACAGTGCATTTGTATCGTGGGCAGAAAACAATAAAAAACTTAGATTAACAAAGAGTTGCATCAAAGCTCTACACAAGCCCAGCAGTTGGGGCGGTACATACTTCTATATTTCCGGCGATAACAACTTACTCATGGCTAAAATGCACTTAGGTGAAGCTATAAACAGGGTAGATCGCATTATAAAGTCTAATCCATAAGTCCGTTAAGCGATAAATACTCTAACCGCAGAGTATTCTGCTGTCTTTTAATTACGGATCAAAAATGCGCATACAAGAACTACTAGAAGGTAAATTTTTCAAAGACATCGACTTTATTAAACAGGGCGAGAAGGGCCGTGAATTAAACTACGATCTAACAGACGATGTGGCTCATTTCATGAACGAAGATGACGATGCGTATCGTCGTCATACTCACCCTGCTATCATGCACTGTGTCGACAGTATGAAACGTCATGTTAAACCTAAAGCAGACATTTTTGCTCCGGCGATCAAAGAATGCTATAAGATGTATGTTAAAAAGTTCCCAATCCGTGAACTACCTAACGAATTAGACGAAGAAACTACCAAACAAATTTGTGATAAAATGTACGAAGATGTTATCCAACACATCGGTGATGGAAAGTACAAGGACTAACAGTGCGATTACGTGAGCTTTTTATTCGTGAAGCCAAGCCAGCTGATGACGACAGCATGGAAAAATATGGGCGGCCGTTTAACCACCCGGAGCATTTGGTATTCTTTAAAGGTAGTAAAGGTACTATAGAAGCACTAAATCATTTTAAAGAAATTGCTACTGAGCAAGAAGGTGCTACTACCGTTAGAGGTAAGTGGGACGGCAATCCTCAGATATATTGGGGTAGAGAAGTTGCTAACGGTCCATTAATACTAGCAGGACATAATCAATGGTCGCGCGGTATTAAGGGCGATAGCAAAAAAGCAGTGTATGATTTTATTGCCAACCAAAGTGGCAAAGCAACAACCCCTGAAGACA